CTGTAAGGCAAACGTAAGAAGGCGTTCCGGCAACTCCGTTTTTGTCGTAATGAATGGTGCGCTGCCAAATGTACGGATAGTCGTTTGTAGGAGAAGGAATCGTGTCCTGCCAAATGCCCGAGATGTCGGATGCAGACCAATTACTCCGCGAAGAGCTTCGGGTGTAGGTGTTAATGTCATAAGGGGCATTATCACCCTTCGGGCCTGTAGGACCTTGGTCGCCCGTGTCACCCTTCGGACCTTGTGGGCCTTGAATAAGGCCGACATTCTTCCAACGTGGCAATGTCGCGCTTGAAGAGGTGCGAACTTTAACCCACAAATAGCCACTGACAAGGAAGCCTTCTCCAAGCGAACAATTATAAGGTTCCCAAAATCCTGCTGTCGGGTCGCTAGGGTCAACCTCATATACCTCATAATCCACGCCTGCGTTGTCGTTATGAAGATAAGTGTCTCCGACTGATGGTGTACCCGAAGGAATTTGGCCTCCCCAATCAATTACACCTATAGCTTCGCCAAGAATAGATATGCTGTTGCCATCGCTGCTCCACCTTGCATTGAGAACAGGGGTAGTCCAATTACCCCATCCCGTTCCGTCCCAACTGCGAGAGGAACGATACTCATAGGGATAGGTTTGGCTTACTCCTACGGGGTCGAAACTCCAACCTCTAGGCGAATCTCCCGAAGGTGTGCTAGGAGTGCTGTAGGTGGCAACTTGCTTGAACACCTGCTGCGGTGCATGGCCGTCAACAGGATTACGTTCGCTTTCATACATCGTGGTCGTGGAACCATCACTCCAAAGGATAGTGATTTCTGTATGCAGCCATTGACCTTGCGAAACGTCCGGTCTTGTTGTCACCCATCCAGTAGAGGGAATCGCGCTAGAACTGCTTACCGCATAACGATAAGACTCGGAGACCTTGGTTATGCTCTCCGCGTCTATCGTTAGGGTATCGGTGGCTGTCAGTTTCATATTAAATTGACGAATTATTTGCTGTGACGTGAACGCTCAAACCTCCTGCGGCCTGCACGGTGCTGCCCGTGACATCGAAGGGGAGAGAAGGCGCGGTAGCGGACAAATGAATTGTGCCATCGGCTTTCTTCAATACGAAGTCAAACGTCCAACTGCCCGCACCGCTGTAGGCTGTACCCGACCGCTTGTCAATAACTGTCGGAGTATATGAAACAACGTAGGCAGGCTTCAAGATGCCGGAGTTTTCAACCTCTGTCGCTTTCGTGCTGTCGGAATACGTCTTGCGACCGAGGTTAATCATGAATTGGTCTTGAATGTCGTTAATCGTGATGCTTGCGGAATAGACATTGCTGTTGTAGGTGACATCGCAGACGAACTCATCAACACCGCCGACCATCTGCTCTGTAACGACAAGGGTTTGGCTACTCCCAAGAGTCGTACTTTCGCCAAACTTGTGCCAATTATAAGACGAGACGGAAACACCTTCCGATGTGCCGTTCTTCAACAGCGATGCAGAGAGCGTGATAGTCTCATCGGCGGAGTTGATAACGGTGTCATTGGAACCCGATACAGAATTATTCGTTGCCGTGATGATTACCTTGTAGTTCTCAGAAGCCAACGAACGGATTTCAACATCTTCCTTGCAGACAAGAGTGGTTTCATCCACTTCGCAAGTGCAGTAGATGGAAATGTCGCTCTGCGTTCTGTACGCAAGTTGTCCGATGATAGCCAATGCAGGCAAAGTGACACTCGTTCCATTGGGATTGGTGATGGTGTAAGTGGTGGCCTTGAACACTTGTGCATAGGTCTGTGCCGATGCGCCCTGCGAAGCGGTGTTCCATGTGCCGGACTGAACAGCCGTGCCGTTGGTGTACTGCTCCATCGTACCCTGTGCGATGATGGCATCTGCGGCTGTGCGGTTGTTAAAACGGAACGTAATCTGTCCCGTTGGAACGAGATACTTGTTCCAGGCGGCAGAGTACATGATGGGATAGAAAATCAAGCGGCTTCCGTTCGCGTCTGCGAACTGCGGCTGTACCTTGATAACCTTTCCGGCTCCATTGGTCTCATAATACTGCGCATTACCGCCGTTGGTGGGGTAGATAAGCCCCATGCTCGCAGCATAGCTGTCGCCATCATTGACAACGACAAGTTGGTCAATCGCTGAAATTTTCATAATTCTTTCGTGTTAAAAGTTATTACTCTGCGGAAGGAACGGCAGACTTCGTGCCGCTCAACTCAATGGCTCCTTCGCTGATGGCCTTTTCGATGCCATAGGGCTGAAGGTCAAACTCGGACAGCAGATACATTCCTTCTGCCGTGCTTTTGCGGATTGAAGTGAGGTTCAGTTTCTCCGCAATTCTCTTGGGGGTGAGATAGTAATTCATATTCGTATTTTTTAATCGGTTGTCTGTGCTACAATGCGGTTCCCGTTTGCATCGACAATGGTATTGCCGGATGCATCGGTCAAAAGGCGATATTCAGTCAAAGGCTCATACTCCAACTGAAACGTAGGTGTCTTGGTTCGGTCGTAGCCTATCAGCGAACGGAGAACGCGGACAGATGCATCGCCGTACCCGAGAAGTGTGATGTTCTGCTTGGCCGTTCCGCTTTGCAGATAGAATGTCCATGCAAGAATAAAATACTTGGTCGGGTTATCGACTTGGTTGCTGTTCACTGTCAAAACGGCCTCCGCTTCTGCGAACTCTGCATCTTTCCGCAGGAACTTGCCTATCGTTACACGGGGGGTGAGAGAATATCCCAACAGCTGCCGGTCGAGGGTAAAGAGCCGTTTCATGCGGAACTCTGTGCGGTTGTACGGATCTGCATTGTAGTAGGCCGTACAGCGGAACTTGCTGCGCTTGACACAATAGAGGTCAATCGTCAAGGTTCTGCCCGTAACATCGTACACATCGACATCAGTGTCGTTAATAGCGCGGTAGGCTGTTCCGTCCAATTTCTCCCAAATATAGACCATGTTGGAATTGGTCGAAATGTCAATAGTTCCTGCAAAGAACTTGGCGGTGACTACGCGGTAGCGGTTGGATGCTGTCAACTCGAAGGGGCTAACGGTCACAAGGTTGGCGATGTCAAGTTCCATCGCAGGGTTAAACTCCACATAGGAGGTGGAGCCGAGGTCAAAGTCGCGGGTAAAGCGCAAAGTCTCGTTGTTGTTCGGATTCACGAACGATGCCTTGATGCGCAAGACAACAACGTTTCCTGGCTCCACGTTGGCCTGCACTATCATATTGATGCCGGACTTGTAGTAAGACTGCGAGGAATCGGTGGAGATTATCTCCGTTTCCGTCTCAACACCGCTGACAGTCGTAACGAGATACCAATTAACGACCAACATACTTGTTTCGTCCGTTGTAGCGTCTCCGTCATTCGGGTCTGTCACCAAGAGAGAGGGAACGAGAGCCAAGGGGCAGATTGTTCTGTCCACGACGAACTCGCCTGTAATGGTGTTTTTGCGTTGCGAAAGACTGCCGCCGACTTCCTGCACATCGAAAGTCGTTTTTAGCGCATCATAGACTATCGCCGCTTCTGCTGTTGCAATAAACATACTTTTGAATTTTAATGAATGGTGATTGTATATACTACCGGCTCTACAAGGCCGTCAATGTTGATGGAACAAGTGAACTTCACTTCCTGCACCGTCCAAAAGTTGGAAGGCAAGTCGCTGCTCCTAACGGGTATCTCTAGCTTGTGGTAGCCGTAGTTTTGATTCCATGCGGTATCGGCTGCGGCCAATGCCGGGTCCGTGTCTGCTCCCGTAGTGTGGCGCGTCCACTCCACGTTATCGGCTACAACGATGGAGGTAATATCTTCACCGCCAAGGCCAAGGACGAAAGCAAGGGTCGTGCCGATGGCTCCGTTGTTGAAGTCTCTCTTGCGAAGGAATCTGCGCGATATAGTTATCTGCAAGTCGAATACACCTCCGCTGATGAGTTGCCAATCGGTGCTGTTGAACCAAGGCTGTGCGGTAGTGCCATCAACAAGACATTCCCACAATGCTCCGTAATGCCATACACGGCTTATCTCCAAATCAACCTTCCATTCGAGCAACATCTTCTGCCGGAGTTGTTCGTCCGTGAGGGATGCCCATGCCGAGGAATTGCGGTAGGTGAGCCAAGCGACATTCGTGAATGTCTTGAAGTGGTACGGCTCGCTGACGGTCGTTCCGTTATAGACTGCCGTGGGATTGTCCGACCACTGACCTCTGTCCTCCTTGATAACCTTGGCCGGATAATTGGCTGCGTGCTGATTGTCATAGAATATCGTATTGACATACAGCGAAGGCATATCGGGGTTCCTAGTGGAAGGCAGATTGGCGAGGTCGGGCAGAATACCAAGGCAAAGAGCATAATTCTCGTCTCGGACAATAGGCTCATCGACATTCCAAAAGAACGAAAGCCGCTTGTCGGTGGTAGAGAGTACCCATGCCTGCTGACGCTCCTTTTGGGCGGCGAGGACAGATGCAGAATAGCTGTTCGGGTCGTCTCCGTCCAATAGGCCATCGGCCACATTGCCATGTCGCGTGAGATTAAGAATCTTTTCGTAACCATCGGGATAAAGCGCATAGTCTTGCAGAATCTCGGTGTCAAAATCGTCTCCGTCTATCTCCGTGCCGAGGAAGGTGTAGTTTTTGGCTCCAGGCACATAGGTTGCTCCGCTCTGCTTCAATGCAGGGTAAGGGGCAATCTTGATGGTGTTCGCAGTCAAATCAACGCTGATAACCTTCACCCAACAGGTGTAATACGTTCCGTGGTCGAGCAAGTCGTTCACCTTGGCATACAAAATGTCGCCCGGATAAAACGGCGTGTGGTCGTTGTCATGCTCCTTGTGCATCGTGAGAACCATACGCAGACCGCTGTCGCTGAAATCCACGCGCTCTGTGGTGTCCCCCTCCGTGAAAGAGTAATCCGACTCCATGAGTTGCAGGCGGTTGATAACAAGCTCCATTACGCGCATGAATCCGCGAACGTCAAGACCGTCTGTCTCAATGAGACCATTGAGCGCATCCATGATGATGCCGACTCCGTCTTGGAATCCGTGTATCGCTCCGTAGCTTTTCAACAACTGCTTGAACAACAGACCTTGCTCGAAGGTGATTTGTCCGTAAGCCTTGTCCTCCTTGTCTCTCCGCAGGAACATCTTATCCGACCTCGATGCAGAGTAAACATTGGAATCGCTTGCAGGAGTTCGGGAAGTGGTAGTGATGATATACACACCGCTGCCACCTCCGTTCCCACCCGCGTAAGAAGCCCCATTGTAGGTGATGGCATCTATCTGCTCCTGCATGGACTTGGAGCGCGAATAGGCTGCTGCTTCACCTACAATGTACTCGGGGCTGTCATAGATGAAATCAAGTTTCACCTCATAACCAATAATCCTCGAACTGCGACCGCTCGCAAAGAACGTAGGATTGATAAGTCTGACAGGCTGTCCGAGGGAATAGACAACAAGATTGTCCTCATCCATGCGCTCGGAATACCAATCGCTCATCATAGAGCAGTTGTATGTGTTCGGGTCAATCTTCATTTCTTGAAATTTAGCCAAAACAGCTTGATACAACTCCTCCTCGGCTGCATCTATAAGGCCAGTATCACCTATTTTGGTACTATCCCATCCGTACAAAACAAATTCATCATCGACCGCAGGATGAAGGTTTTCGTCCGGAAGGAATCTACCATACTCTTCGTTGGCAACTACCTCATAGTATTTCTCATCATCGTTGTACTGACACTCGAAGTCCATTCCGTTCATGCTGCCCGACTGAAACAGGATATGCAGCGTTTGACCCTCCAAGATGTAGTCTGTGGAGAAGTTAAAACCGCTCTTGTCCGTCAAGCGATAGAACGTCCTGGTTATCGTCTCGCCCGTCTCTTCGTCTTCCGTAGTGTCTGTATATGTCGTAACGCTCCCGACAACACATCGGGTTCGGGGGTATATGCTTTCGTCAATAACGATGGCTTCGATGGCCTCCGTCTCGCGCGTGATGCTTTCGTCCTGCAAATATCCGTTCGGGCAGGCATGGGAGCCAGTCAATGGGAGCATCAAACGCTTCTGCGCAATGCCATTGATAGTGATGTCTGCTGATGCGTCTTTGCGGTAATCCGCAGGGAGGTTTCTGTCCGAACCAAAGGCGATGATTCGTGTGGCATATTCCTGCTCGCTTTGCGTGCTAGTCATTTCCTCCACACTTTCGTCCAACTCGAACTCAACCTCTTCGCCTTCAATCCTGCACTTGCCGAAATAAATAGTGTTATCCTCTACCCACCATTCGCACCCGAAGATTTCCGCGAGGTCGTTCAATGCCGTTATAAAGTCCGTGTTGTCATACTTCTTAAGTTTGGCGGTATTGACCTTATCAGCATCAAAGTTCTTCAACTCCCAACGGAAATTTGTCGTGCCATCGAACTTGTAGCTTGAATCCTTTGCTCCAAGGGCATTGATGCCATTGATGATAACATTCAAATGCACACCTACAGCCGCCGTGAGGTTGAAGGAGGTTTCACTTGCTGCCGACTGCGGCATATAGCGCACCTTCTTGTTTTTCCACTTCATGTAATAGGCATCAAGCTGCAAGGTGTAGTCATAGCCGCTTGTAGCACTATTGTACTTCGGGGAGTAAGGCTCCGTCAGTTCAAAGCGTCCGAATGATGGCAGTTCAACGTAATCGCCTAGTTGGAAATAGACAGGCTCGGCCAAGGTGAAGGGCAACTTCACATAATGGTCGGCCATAAGCTCCCTATGGACAAGCGAACCTACCGGCACTTCTTCAAGTGTCAGTACGGTTGTTCCATCAAGTCGCTTAATCTCTATCATCGTTATGCGTTTTTATCTGTTGTACCTCTGTTCGTTGGGTCGGGCTCACTTACGCGAAGGGAAAAGACTGCCATTTCACGCATATACTGCCGAAACTGCGAACAACTCACATAAATCAAGCGATATACAGGCTGTTCCTTTGTTACCACTTGGCCGTTCTCGATTACTGACCGCTGCGGTTGATAGCGGGTCTTCAGCTCAAAGGCTCCAGGGGCTAACACCTCGTCACAGAATAGTTGGTATTTCTCCAAAAACTCGTCCTTCGTGCTTGCAATGAGGTGAAACGTCAAAGTTATCTCACGCGAATCATAACGTGGGTTCTTTGTGATAACCTTCCGGCCATGTACCATGCGGCTGTTGGTCTCGATGAAGTCCTTCGTAGGGGGAGGTGTCATGAGGGCAGATAATGCACCGCTCTCAAAGTTCACCCCATAACGTGCATAGGCATCAACTCCGTTTATCGTTACGTCTCCTGTCATACTACATATTCTTTGTGTTATCAACCAAATCGTCTAACTTGGCCGTGAAGTCTAAATAAATCTTCTTCGAGTAGCGGGCGATGTCCTCCAAGTAGGAATTGCTTGTTATCATCATGTTCCGCAACTCTCCGAGGTAGGTGTTGCTGCTCAACTGAACTTGCGACATGGAAAGAATCTGCTCAACGATAACAACCGCTTTGGCATTGATGCTCTCTCCGGCTATCTGCAAGGCCGTGAATCGTCCGTTCAGTTCGTTGCCTGTATCTTGGCTCATCGACTGAAAGCCTTTGGAACTAGCCTCCTGCGAATAGGGGTCGTTCTCGCCTGTTGCCTTGATGATGCCTTCTTCGCGCAAACGCTCCACGTCTCTCTGAGCATCCGACACATATCCGTCATACTGTGCTTTGAGTTCGTCAAGCCTGCGGCGGTATTCGTCCTCGGTGATGTCTCCGTTCGTTAGCGACTCATTTAGTTTGGCAAGGTCTTGATACCAATCGCGTAGCTTGTTTTGGAAATCGGCTCCGATGATGTTGTTCACCACCATGCGATTCACCATTTCCTGCCAATTATCGGCAATGTCCTCAAAGACATCTTCCGAACCGTCTGCGAGGTCGTACAGCGAATCGAGGAAGTTGGAGAACACATCTTCTTCACTTGTTGTTGTCAGAACCTCATAGAGGTCTTTCGTGATGTTCTCCAAGCTGCCTGCAAGGTCCGCAAAGGCATCGAAGTATTCGGAGTTGTCGTAATTGCCGACACTTTCAATCCACCGCCACAACTCGGGTGAGTGGGTGCGAATGTAGTCCATTTCTTCGGGTGTCAGCTGCGAGAAGGATTCCCATTCCCGGCCTACTACCGAAGCATCGCGTCCGTTCAACTGCGCATACTGCCGCAACAACTCGTTTACTTCGTCCATTGCGACTTTGCCGGAATAGGTCTCTTCGGCTAAATCCCAATTATACGCATTGGAGTGGTGTGCGGCATGATAGCCTTGATTGGCGTCCAGTATCTCGCGCTGATTCTCGATGTATGCCTTTTGTGCTTCGTAAGCCTCCTTTGCTGTGTTGAGAGCATTTAT